GGATTTTATCCTGTCGCAGCATCCGCTCTAGCGAAGCTTGAGCTGACAGTCTTTCTTTCTCGCTAAGGTCTGCGCTACTAGCCTTCTGCGCAAGTTCTTGTTTACGCAATTGACGCAGTTTTTCTTCCGCCGGTGTGCGCTTGTTTAACGCATCAATCTCGGCAGAGATCATGGCCAGTTTTTCGTCGAAAAGAGACGACACGCTAGAGCGCTCATCTTCATAGCGACGCTTCATCACCTCTTTGACTTCTTTATATGTTTCTTTTTCGTTATTAAGAGCAGTCTTGATCTCCTCTTCCTTTTCCTTGGAAGATTCGATCTCTTCAGCGTAACGATCCTTAATTGCCTGCCTCAACGCATCTACTTTTTCCTTTTCCTCGTCAAAATTACCCTTAGCTTCGCTCAGTTCTATCTGGGCCTCCCCGATCTCGACCTTAAGGCTATTTATTTTTGTTTTTAGTTCTTCAATCTGCTTGTTGTACCCTGCAATCAACAAAGAGTCTTGAGTTTTGGCCATTTCCTGCTGTAAGATTGCAAGCTGCCTGTTGTATTCTTCTTGGGTGATCTTGCCTTGCTCTTGCTGGTTTTTAAGGAGTAACATTCGGCCATCAAGCCTGCTAAGGTCTTGTGTGACTCGCTTGACGGCGTCACCGGTACTCATAAATATACCGTAGCCTTCGTTGAATCTACGGAACAATGTTTTACCCAAATTGCTCAATGCTTTTAATCCGGCTGGCACGCCAGGAAGGTTTGCAATTGAATTCCTAACTCTGTAAAATGCTAGCGCCAACAGGTCAGTTGTTTTAAGCACTATCTTAAGGCTCACCAAGAAGCCGCGAACAAGAAGATCGGCAATTATTCCGAGAACGTCGAAAAATTCTTTAAATTGTTTTTGTCTTCCAGGCAGGTCGTTTGCGATTGAAGCCATAAACTGAGTAGCTCCAACCCAAATACGCTGGAAAGACTTGCCGATACCAGAGAGAGTCTCAATCAAAGACTCCATAGTTAAAGCATTAAGGCTGTTTACGACATCCTGAACTTGATTTGCATTCATGTCATCCAAACGCAGCTGTACTTCGTCAATTGCACCTTTCAGGTTGTCAGTCATTTCCTTGCTAATTGCCACAAAGGCTTCCCGGAACATAGTGGCAGTCACCTCACCATTTTGCATGGCTTTCTCGAGATCATCGATCCCATGAGTTGACTTCAAGTAGCCAGCAATCTGTCCTCGCAGCGCACCATCGAGTTCAGAGAACTGTTGGGTAAGTTCGTCCGACTGAAGTTTGCCCTTGCCCATAACCTGCGCAAACGCTTCTACGTAACGCCCCGACTGCTCTGAATTCAATCCAAGGGTTGTAATACGAGCAGACAGGGAGGCCATGACATCACTAGTGTCCTTCAGTGATCCGCCACTCTGCAGGATGGCGGGAGTAATACGCTTAAAGCCTTTTTCAACGCTAGCAAGTGACGTTCCGTACTCAAAAGCAATTTGCTTGGACGCCATCAAGATTTGGGCTGACTGGTCTGCGGTGAGGCCGAAGCCTTGCATTGCCAAGTCCAAACCTTCTATTTGCTTTACTCGACTAATCAGAGGGTCGACTGAACCTTTAATTGCCTGGAAAGTTGTGACAACTGCCGTTCCTATCATTACGATTTGGTTCAGAGCAGCCCCTCCCTTCAAGAGTCCGTCCAGCCCAGGTATTTTGAGTTTAGCAAGTGCTAACATGTCTCCATTAGCTTTTGCCAGCTCTATGGAATACTGCCTGACTTTGTTGTTGGCTTCGGTCCACTTAGCATTGATTACCGTGATTTTTTGGCCTTTACTATTCAGGACCTGAACGGTTTTGGCTATTGCGTCACGCTGCTGTTTGGCAGCATTTACCTGCTGGCGGATACTGGTAACCGAACCCTCTTCTGTTCGATTTTTCTTTTTAATTACTTTGTCTAATTTGTCGAATTCAGACCTGACTTCAATTACCTTGGTTTTATATTTGCCTAGATTACTGTCAAATTCAATTACAACTTTTTCTGACTTGGTGCCGCCAAGGATATTATTGATAGCATCCTTAGCCTCCTTAGACCCGGCTTCTACCTGACTCCACAGTTTATCAAACTGACGCTGAGCGGATTCTGTTTTCAGGTTTACGTCGATGTTGTACTGAAAACTGTCTCCAGCCACGGCCCTAGGAAATCAACTGGCTTAGGCTTCCATAAAAAAGAGCCCCTTTCGGGACTCCTGGAACAAGCCATAAGGCAAAACCGCCAATCGGACTGATCAGTTACCAGTGTTTTCGTCGAGCTCAACAACGTACTTGCCGTAACCAGTCAGACTGCACTCCCATGACACAATGGAAGTAACCTCGTTGGATTCAGTGTAACCCATCAGAGTGCCGTAGCCGTAAACAGTCTCAACGGTGCCAGTGGGGCCCACGCGAGCAACTTTAACACGCAGACTGTCGGCAACAGTGTTCTGCTCAGTGAGACGCAAGATCTGGTAGCCAGCATCCTTGAAATCGGCAATGCCAGCCAAGGTCATCGTCCAGGACTTGGTAGTAGCCACAGCCTGGTTAAAGCCGCTAGTGGTGTCGTCGTAGGTGTAAATATCCTCGGAACCGGTATCGGTTTCAAGGGAGGCCTGGGTCAAACCAAGAAGCTTGACGGGCTGCATAGTGCCGTTTGTAGGCTCAGCAACAGGAGTAGCGCCCAAGCTGAAAACACCATTACTGTAGGTAACCTTTTCATTGGCGGCTACGACAGTGGTTGTATCAATAAAGTTAGTGGCGCCGGTTCCGATGCCAGCTGTTACGCCAGCAAAGCCAACGTCGACGGATTCTGCCTTGAGGGGGATCAGATAAAGATCGTACCCGAAGGCAGCAGAGAAGTTTGCCATACAAAAGAACGGACCCAGGTCCGCGTGAAGGTACCTCGGACCCTCTACGGCCCGTTATTACTATTCTTCCTAAGGGACAAGAACTGGTTTGTCGCTAGGAATCATAACTTTTGTCTGGACCTTAGCAGTCAGCCCATCGGGAGTGGCGACCACTTCCATTGCCGATGAACCTGAAAAAGTACGCATAATGCGCTCTACAGCGCTAGTTACTTGGTCTCCAGTAGCGCTACCCCAAGCGATTACGTAAAGATTCCAGTTTTTCTCGATATTTGTAGAGCCATAAAAGTCCATGCGCCGAATCTGAGCCGTGTCATGAATAACAACTTCTAGGCCGTCTATTGACTTCAAGTCTGGCATGTCTGCGCCAGGAGTCACAATGCTGATTGCAGGGGTGGTCGAAGTGTTGGCCTTGAAGACATAGCTGCCAACTAACGCCATGAAAGTAGCGTCGGCGACCAGAGTGTTGTAAACAATTTCTGGAGTCGTAGGAAAAGTCTGAGCCATGGCGCCAACTCTGTACAAGCCTAGTGTTCCTGCGGGTATACTAGATCAACAACGCAGAAAAGCTTATGCTAATCGCTTTACCCAGCATTTTTTCTGGCGTTGTTACCGTAATTCGATGACAAACGCTAGTTTTCAAACGCTCTTTGAGCGCCCACAAGACTACGTTTATACCATGAATGCACTTACTTCGGCCGAAGCAAAGCGGCTCTGGAGGGCCGGGATTAAAAAGGCCTGGGGAGACCGCTGCGCATACTGCGGGCAACCCCCCATCGATGATAAATCCTTGACGATTGACCACGTCAGACCTCGAGCGAAAGGAGGAGAAGATAGGACCTCTAATGTAATTCCAGCTTGCCGTCGATGTAACCAAGCGAAAGGGAGCGAGGAATGGATTGCCTGGTACCGCATACAGCCCTATTACAGTGCATACGCAGAACTTCGCATCAAAAATTGGCTAGAGCATGGCGTCGTACAAGATGCCTCCGACGCTGATACCAACTGGCTAGAGACGCTTATCAACCTACCAGGCACGTAGGTCGTGCCCCTCTTCTGCTATAATCTTAGTGGAAACTTCGGGCAAACAGATTGTCACATTGGTTCCGCAAGGTGAACTCGCTGTTCTTATTTGTTTGCTAGCACTTTCCTGGGCAATCAAAAGTCCAGTATAACCTGTCGACGTCTTAGCAGGCGCCAACAGGATGAAATCTTCTCCGATGAAGGCCAGCAAGGAAGGCTCTGGACCCCCTGCACTGGCCGCAAGCTTGCTGTAGAATGTGAGAGCCCAAGAAGGCATCAGGCGTCTCTTGATGAGGCCTAAAGCCGCAGTACCATACCTTTCGGCAGGCATGTCCTGAGAATCTCTTGGTTGATACAAGTAGAAGTCGTCAAGACTAAAGGGCTCTTTCTTCTTCTTGGGGTCTCGCTGACTATTTGCCGTCAAAGACATTAACATCGAGGTGGGTCTTTCCTCTTCATGCAACGTTATCTGACGCATCTGAAGACCCATTGTGTATGCTTCAACAACATACTCATAAGGAAGGTCTACAAACTTATCGTAAGCAAAGTCCGAGTCTCCAGGAAAAATCCTTTTAAGCTGCCAGTAAATTTTTCCTAGATCCTCATTGACTAAACCCCTTTCTACTTTTTTTGAAGGTTCTCAATTTCTGGGGTGACCTCCTCATCCTCGTTAACAAGAGCGTCGGTAATTTTGTTGATACTACGAGACTCTTCTTTCTCGTAAAAATCGCTGAGAGCATTTACAAGCTGTGGGTCCAGGTCGGACAGGTCTTGAGCCGTGAAGTCCCCCTCGACGCGATACAGAATCATGCAAAAAGCATGGATAAGTCTTTTCCGCTCTTCCCCAGCCACCATAGAGGTGATAATTTCAGATATTTCGTCAGAATATTCCTGCTGCACCTTAGAAGCAAGACCTCTAGAAGTTTTACCCGAGAACAAAACGTTAACCGTTTCGTATGCCTTTTGCATATCAACCTTGTGGGAAGAGCAAATCTTACGGCAAAGGTCAACAACTCTGGAAGTAATATCATCCTGAGCAAGCTGACTATTGACAAAGGCTTTTTCACCGGCCGTTACATAACCTCGACGCTCGATCTCGATAATTCCGCAGGTCTCGTTGCCTACTTGCACTATCTCCGGTTTAATCCTGGGAGCAACAACAAAAGGTAGCTTAGCCATAGTCGCAACAGAAGCGCTCTAGAGTACCTATAGGTACCCCTCGTAGTACTGGTTTAAGTCGAATCTCTGCACAGGACCATTCCCCTCAAGGGTCGCAGTGACCCAAGGCCTTCCAGGAAGATAGACCTGGCTAGCGCTTGAGTTTCCATACGGCATAATATATCCGCCATAGTGCACAAGCTTGGCGTAAGGAGCATCGTAAGAAATCTTGACATTGCCATTCTCCACGGCAATACTTAAAGAGTTTCGAAGCTCCCCGGTATCAATAATATCCCTGACTCCACTGCTCCACCCCCAACTGGCTGCCATCGCAGAGTTCAACGCCGCCTCCAATGGTCCAGCAATCTTCTCTGTTGCCTGATTGACGTCCTTTGAAATCTTGCTCCTCATCCCCTCAAAATTGTCCGCATCTCCGTCTTCAATCTCTATTTCTAGAGTATTACTGAGATCAAGGGTTGCGTTAATTTTTGGCAATGACTTGCTGCCGACCTTCAGCAGGCCTGAAGTAGCCTTAGACCAAGCCTCTGCAAAGGATCTCATTAGTTTTGCTTGCGGCGCCTGGTAAACTAATGGTATACAGAAGTATACCGATGCACCCCTCCTACAGAAAGTATTCCACTGAAGAGATGGCAATCATCAAGAGGTGCCTAGAGTTTGCTCCAGAGATGCCGACGGGGGTCAGGTGGAAAGAGAAGACATCTCCGTACTCGAATGCCTGTATCGGGAAGATGGCTGGCCGTATCAATAACACTGGATATGCTCAAGTTCAACTCAGTGGCAGATACTACCCAGCGCACCGCCTTGTCTTTATTTTGGCCAATGGCTACGACCCCTATCCTCTTACAGTGGATCACATCGACCGCAACCCCCTCAATAACGCTCCAGACAACCTCAGAGCCGCCTCAGACGGCGAACAAAGGCTAAACAGGAAGGATGTGGTACAGAACAGAAAGAAGCCGAACAAATCGGGCTACAGATGGGTCTGTTGGAACAAGAGCGGCTGGCATGCCTACTTCTCTTATCGCGCCAAGATGTATTCTGCTGGGTATTTCGACTGCCCCAAGGCGGCTCACGAAGCTTCCGTCGCTCTCCGAAGAGAGCTCGGAGCGTCTGTTTAGGCTAATTTTGCAACTCAGCGCCGGTGATCTGAATTTCTACGCCACCAATTTCTTGGTAGATAATTTCATCAATACCTTGGCCACCGAAAATACCGCTAGAACGTTGAATCTTAGCTCCATTCATGATCGGGTCCTGGCC